ACCCTTTTCAGTAGTTAACTCATCTTTTATATTTCTTAAAGTTTTTAATTTTTGTTCAAGTCCGTATGGATATTTTTCTAATTCTAATCTAAAGGCTTTAAGTTTTTCTTCACAGTCTTTAATTTCTTCATCATAAGATTGTTTTGCTTCTTCATTTATTTCTTCTAATTGGTTAAGATGTTTTTTCTGATATTCAATTTTATCCTTTTGAGCATCTACTTTTATTTTAAAATTTTTGGATAATTCCCTTGCTTTAGAGTTTCTTTCACGTAATATGAACTTCATCTTGCTAAATATGTTAATATCTAGAAGGTCTTCGATGACATCACGCCTATCATGAGACTTTAATTGCATAAAAGGGACAAAGGAAGATGACCCTAAGACTACTATTTGGTGAAAGGATTTATGATTTAGCTTAAGAATATTTTGTTCTAAAAACTTTTGATAGTCCCTTACGTTTGTTTGTTGGTCTATCATTTTATTATTTTGATATACTTCAAACTTATTTGGTCTTATTCCTCGTACTACTCTAAAGCTATGACCAGCTGTTTCAAATTTTACTTCTACCTCACAATATTTTCCATTAACTGAATTTACTAATCCATTTTTATTAATATTACGATGGGGTTTACCAAATAATGCAAAGGATAATGCATCAAGAATTGTTGACTTACCAGACCCATTAGTACCTACAATAAGAGTTGATTTACTCTTATTAAGTTCTATTGTTATTGGATTGTTGCCGGTTGAAAGAAAGTTTTTATACGTCAGGGTTTGAAATATTATCAATTGTTTTTAGCTCCAATTTATCATCAGTTTTTTTAAGCATCATATCTAGACCAATACTTTTTGTTTGCTCTAAAAATACATCACAGTTATTATATAATTGTGCTGCAAAGAGGCCAGTTTGGAAACTCATATCCATATTCATTTCTTCTGGGTCTATTTTATGTTTTTTAATAGCAAGATTCATAAAATAATTTCCTGGGTCTGATAGTTCACCACAATTCATTTTCCAATATTCAAGACCACCTAAGACCATAAGCACAAGAGATTTATCTTCAAAATAAATTCTATACTTTTCTTTATCTAAACCTTCTCTATCTGACCCTTCAACAATAGACGGTTGTATATCAGGGTCTACTGTTGGAATTTCATCAGTTACAATTTCTACTACTTCAGGCTCAGGGCTAAAATCTGTCCATACTTGTACAATTTCAGCCCAAATCCATATTGGCCATGCTATTAATCCTATAATTATACATGTTATTGCAAATTGATAAACTCCCCATAGGAGTTTATCTGGATTATCTTGGTCTAGCCCTTTACTTCCTCTACGCATGATAAATCACAAGGTGGTGTTTCGACAATAACTGGGTCACTACCTACACCAACCAATCCTTTCATATTAGCCATTTGCTCTTCAAACATTGCACATCCAGCTACATTAAATAAAACGATGAGCGCAACTATTACGAATACTAACATTGCCCATCGAGAGTTTGAAACTTTTTTCATTTTCATTACTGTATCTCCATATCTAAGGCATCATTATATAAACTATTCATTAGAGTTTTTAATTTTTCTTTATCTAATTCGGTGTTTACACCATCTATATAACTTGCCATTAAGTCAGTCGTATTTTCTATATCCTCAACATTAGTAAGAACATTCTCACCTAAAAATTCAGAGAAATTTTCAGCAATTTTTAAATCATGCGTCTTAAGTTCTGATATTCGTTCAATAAATTTATCAAACATAAATGGGTTCGACTTATTACCCACTATGACTTTAACGAATTTGTTTGTAAGTATATTTATATCGTAATTTGTATAATCTGTGTCAGTATCATCATAATGTATTTTCTCAAATAATGTCAATGGATTACCAATTCTTTCTACTTCTTGGGTATCTGTGTCAAATATATGAAAATATTTTTGGTCACCGGCATCTGCCCAAGTAAATTCCATCTGAGAACCAAGGTATCTTATATTGCCTTGTTGTGAACTTGCATGATAATGACCAGATAATACCAAATCATAATGACTAAAAGGTTCAACACCCATTCCACTTCCCTTTGGTTGTTTAATACCTCTCATCATTTCAAATCCTTGCAACTCTAAATGAGCAAATAATATACCATAATTCTTTTTTACAAACTTCATGGAATGATCGTAATTTTCTGGATTAATCCACGGTAATAAATGAATATCCAATCCATCATAACTTAATGTGGAAGGCTTCATTATAATATTGATGTTGCTTGTATAATATCCTAATAGTTCTTTAAGAGAACAAAGATCATTTGTATTCTTATGAAATACATCATGGTTACCTGGAATAATATCCATAGTCATACCAGCTTGTTTCATAGGTTCAAGGAAATGTCTTCTATTTTCTCTTAATGCTTTAAAGTTTACAAATTTACGATGATCGTAATAATCACCTAAATGAATTATTTGTTTTATATTATTATTCTTACAATAGGGAAAAAATATTTCTTCATAAAATCTTTTTTGAAAATTTATGAATACTTCAGCTGAATTTCTAACACCTACATGGGTATCATTTAATAAAGCTATCTTCATTTTTTACCTTCAAATGACCAATGAATAACTCTATTTTTAAGTTCCCTTGAGGAAAATGGATGGTCACGATTATTATAAACTATTTCTATTTCTAAGTCATCACCAGTAAATGGTTTACCATGATAATCTGAACCAACAAATCTTATATCAGGTTTTTTAAGCTGAAGGAGATTAATTAAGTCTTCTTCATTTTCGTATGGTATAATCTCATCAACATATTTAACACCTGACAATTGTATATGTCTTTCCATAAGACTTTGAACTGGTCGTCTTTTACGTTTAATCGGTGCAGTATTAATACCACATATAAGATAATCACAATACTTCTTACACTCACGTAACATTTCTATATGTCCGGCGTGTAATAAATCAAATGGTGAACATGTAAATCCTACTTTCATCTTAATTTATTATTAATCAATATAGCCTCTTCTAATAATTTTAATGGTGAACCTAATCTTGAAGCAGAAGTGGCAAAAGCTAATGTATCTTTAGGGAAACACATACCACCAAATCCATATTTCATATCAGTACCTGGAACCATCATATGACTATCACCAATACGTTTATCAAGACTTATTAATTCTGTAAGTGAATCAAATTCTGTATCATGTATTCTAGTATTAGATTTATTATATACAGCTTTTAATTCATTAAAGAATATAACCTTTGTTGCAAGGAAACTATTAATAGCATATTTTGCAAAAGCTGCATTTTTCATAGAAGTAAATCGTACTTCATCTATTCCAATATCTGAATTAACATATATTGAAAGCCAAAATGCTGATTGATGCCCACCAAATATAGCAAATGATTGGTGTAGAAAATCTTCTATTGAATCTTCTTCTGTTAAGAATTCTGGATTATATGTTAAGTATTCATCATCTTCAAGTAGTTCAACCAATTCAATTGATATAGTTGACTTAATAAGGATAGGCACTATAGGTGCTTCTATACGAATATTTCTTATATATTGCTCAACCATCATATCATCACATTCACCTTTTGGTCCCTGAGGTGTGGGTAGGCATAATATAATACCATCAAATTCATCGTATGGTTTTTCATTATCCCAACCTTCATCAGGATCATGTATATCTACAAAATTAGCTTCTCCCAACCCATAGTATACTGCTTTACCAACAATACCATAACCAATCAATAACAAATTTTTAATATTCATGAAACCTCCATAAATAATTCTAATCCTTTTTTCTTTTTAATTTTTTCTTCCTTTTTAAAATCTTTAATTGCTTTATCAGTATCTTTAATCCTACTAATTTTTTCACGTAAGGTGTCAAGAAATGATTGGTCAATAGGACTATTTACATCAATAGCAGATACAAAGTCTTCAATATTTGCTTGCTCCATAAATTTAAATTTAATATCTGTTTGTTTCTTTTCTTTAACAATTCTACGTATAAAAGCAAAGTAAGCTATTTGAGTAAAGTAAGAGAATGCATTTGGCTTGCCCGTACGGGTAGCTGTATCTATATTGTAATTATATATTGCTTTTAAACAATTCTCAACACCATCCATAACCATCTCATCTCGATATGTGTATCGTACAAAGTTTGGTTTATGGGAAAGGCCTTCACATATTTTCATAAAGCACATAGCAATATAATCCGGTACTACTGGATTCTTTTCTCCATTTACTTTAGCTGTATTAGCCGCAGTTACATAATCAACTACAGCATAACTAAATTCACGATTATTAACGTAATGAGGTTTATCTCTAGGTTTAACTTTTTCAGGCATTTTTAAGTTCCATTTAGTGTAATAATATAACTATTATATCATAGTTTATGGTTAATGTAAACAGCTTTTATTAAATAATATAGCTATCTAATAACCAATTCTTTATTTGTTTCTTTACTAAGTGTTCGAATACACTATAATTTTTATATGATTTATCAAGTTTATTTAATTGAACTTTCATTCTATAATAAATTTTATTTAATTCATCAGATGGTAAATTCCAAATTGCATATTGTTTAGGATAAAGTATGGTATTAAACCACAAATATGCATTTATATGTTGAGTGAACTCTACAAAGTACATCATCTCTTCCCAATTGTTTCTCATAGGATTAACCATAATAGATAATTTACTATTATTATCTTTGCAATATTGAGAAAATTTGGTAGTATTAACCATAAGCTTATCGAAATTACCATTAATACGAATCTCTTCATATCTCTTAGGTATTAGACTATCAATAGAAATATTAATATGTAAATTATTATTATCCATAATATGCCTAACTCTTTTATTAATTATTGTACCATTAGTTGCTATATTAATTTTTAAGTCAGGTTTAATCTTAGCTACATCATTACATATATCTAATACAATCTCTTGAGCAAATGGTTCTCCACCATTAAATCTCAATTCAGTTAGGTGTGGAATAAACTCATGTAGTTGTTCTCTAAATGTATCATCGTAAATCATAGGTAAAGGTGGAAGCTTATCTCGATTCTTACGTATACCACTACTTAATTCACCACTACACATTATACATTCAAGGTTGCATTGGTTACTTAATTCAAGTTCCATTAAGCTTGGATAGACAGGATTAACTGGATATTTTTCATAAGCTTTAGCTAAAGGCCAAACACCTTCATTAATATTCTTTTCACATTCTTTACACCTATCTAAAAATATATTATTGTCTAATGCTTTTCTATATTTCTCAAAAGTATCACCGAACCATATATCTCTTATAGATTTATCTTGTGACCAGTTATCACAATATCCAACTGTTTTCCAACATGGGGAAGCTTCTCCATGTATAGTAAAATACATATTATTAAATGGTGCGTTACATGGTGTCATATATATATTCTGCTATTTTTTTATGACCATCAGCATTAGGGTGGAGATCTGACTTAGATATAGTCCAAGGCTCATGTTTATAGTTTTCTAGTCCGAACACCATATGATTTAATGGTAACGTAGCAAGGTCGTGAGCATTTGGCCATCCTATAAATTTTGAGGTGTTTAGAATTTCATCATATTTCATTAATATTTCTAATATTTCTTGTTTTTCTCTTCTAAATCTAGCAAGAACTTCACTTTTCCCGTGGATTGCTTCTTCAGTTGGAAATTCATAACTATCTTGACCAAAGATTCTTCCCTCTAAATAATCATTAAATAAACCTAACATCTGAGTTTGTAGATACGGTATGTTATATCTTTCACACATATTTTCAAAAGCTAAAAAATATCTTAAACTTCTGCGTACCCAATATAGTACATCACCCTGCGTATCTAATATTGTTGGAACCCAAGAAGCAGTGATATTATTAGGGTTTTTTAACCAAGGCGTTATTTTTTGATAATCACTTCTTTGACATTGTGACCATGCAGCTATGACTAATCCTATTTCATCTTTGTTTGGTATGCTTAAAATTTGATCGTGTAACGTTGAGTAGATGTATTCATTTCCCATTCCGCTTCTTGCCAAATTAATACATTTCATATTTAATTTTTCTGCTAATAGCTGTGGCCATTTAGGCCAAGACGTATCCATATCTGGATATTCAGTAGATCTAAAATCTATATCAGTAGTAAAACTACAACCACTTACTATTAA